ACATTGATTAGGTCAATGGCATCTCCAGATGGCTTACCAAAATATTTTGCTGGATCTTTTAAACATAATAGTTTGTATACGATGTATGAGCAGGCTACTGTTGATGTAAAGTCTTTTCCAGATCCCTTGCCAAGTTGCAGAATGATTTCGTTCTTTGTATATTTATTGTAGTACTGAGTACCCTTTTCTTCACCCATCATATTGATCAGATCTTCTTTGCGATAGATCTGGCTCATGGCCTCAACAATGCTGTATTGAATATCTGATAGTGGTGGCTGACCTAGATATGCTTCTCCTTCTACGAATGTTCTTGCATCTACTGGGATCTCTTCAAAATGATCATCCTTTAGTGCTTCAAGAAACTCATTGAACATCGTGGACAACTGTAATCACCTCGTTGTCTTTTGCAAATGAAGACAGCCTACGCATAATTTCATCACGAACTTGTGGATACTCAGATGCTATGTCTTTTAGAATAAGCACAAGAACTTCTTGCCTTCTTTCAATTTCCATCATCTCTTCTGCTAACTCTTTGTTTTCAAGTAGTCCAGCCTTTTGTAACATATCAATACGCTTAGACTCAATATCCATGACAAGTTTAATTGCTGCAGTCTTTGCACTAAGATTGTTTGTCATTGACGCTTCATCAATAACTTCATAAGTGCGAGATACAAGTTTGCTATAGTGAGTATCTGCAGCAGCCAAAGCCTCCTTAGCACGAGCACGGATAGCATCGTTAGCAGATGCCATTACCTTCCACTCATTGATAAGTGTTACAACCTTTTGTCTTGGTATAGATAGTTGCTTTGAAATTACAGTTGGGTCATTGCCTTTTAAGTATTCTTCTACAACCAAGTTTACTTGGTCTAAATGTTTAACCAGATCATCTTCAGTTGACATGTTTTCCCTCTAGCCTGTTAATCTCGTCCTTAATATAAAAAATTGCTTTTTCTAAATCCTGGATCGTCTTTGCTTCATCTTTAAGTCCCGCTCTCCACAAATATTTAAATGCATTACCAATGTTAAAATTACGATGACGAGTTATCTCAATGCACTCAATGCCAGATGGGTCTGATGTATAGTGCAATGGATTATTTACTTGGTCAACTGTTATGTTCAGATTATCACTCATAAGATTCCTCTTCATCAGATTCCCAGTCAAATGTTTCTGGAATACCCTTTAACGCAGAAAACGCAAAGGCAAAGCCAACGCTACCTGCAACAGCAAGTGCCACCAATGCCTTTTCAAATTTATTCATCGTTTTGACCTCCTTAGTCCAAACTTAGCAAGGTAGACATAGATAGTTTCTAGACTCACTCCACACTCCTTAGCAATCTCTTCTGGAGTCTTCTTATCCATAAGATATCTCTTACGCATAAAGACTTCTGATGTATACAGTTTAGCAGCCATTGCTATTCCTTGTCAACTTTGATGATTGGCTCAAGCCTATCCCAGTATCCTTTTGGGCTGCCTTGATATATCTGGCCAGTCTCTCTATCCAGGAGTATCCATTTTGTTGGAGCAAGAGTTCTGACAGTAAGAATCACATCCTGTTCTTCTTCTTTGAAATTAAACAATTCTCTTTCCATTAATCTGCTCCTATTGCCTTTGACCAATTCTTTAGTGCCCAATGACCAATACCACAGGCATCTGCCACATCGTTATCTGTGATGGTTCTATCGTATTGCATATTAATAAACTTAATTGTTCTTTGCTTTCTTAATTCTCTTTCATGGGTCTTAAGCCATGACTCTGACTTCCCTGGATTTTGTGACTTAATAAATAGTTTTTCATCCTTAGAGATCTTCTTGTTACCAATAAAGTTCTGCCATGTAATGGGTGCTACCTTACCTATAACTCTAGTTCCACACTGTCCAGCAGCACCAAGGATGGCACCCTGAACTAGCGCTAGGTCTGCTGCAGTCTTAGGGCTATTCATAAAGACCGTGTGCTCAATAACTATTGCCTCAAACCCACCATACAAATCAATAAATAGTTTTACCTTTTGTCCTGCGTCCATAACCTTTTCATAAGTATCTTTGCCCTTAAAAGTAATCTTGCCCATAGACTCTAAACTTTTTTCTTGGGTATTAAAAATAGCAAAAGCAAGGCTATTAGTGCTGGCATCAATAGCACATATAGTTTTTGGAAGTTTAGTTCCTATTGCCTCTGCTAGTTTCATTTTAAATTATCCTTTATTTCTTTTAGTGCCTTTGCTACGTCAGAAGGATTGATATTACATTTTACACAAAGGTTGTCATCGTTATAGATTGACAAGGCCTCTTTGCATGATTTGCAATTTCTTTCCTTACCTTTTCTTTTCTGTCTTCTAGAAATCATATACCTTGCAGCAATTTTTTCTTTCGTTGACATGTCTCTACACTCTGGTGAACAATATATCTGATAAGTTATATCTGTTTTAAATTGTTTATCACACCATTGACAATGTTTCATCTATAGGCTCCAAAGACTTTAGTTTAAAGTCTCCCTTACCAGCATCTGCACAAGCCTTTTTGATAGGACATGATTTGCAAATTTTTGAATTTGAGCGATAGTTTTTTTCAGGAAGGGTTCTGTCGACCCAAGCCTTACGAACTGATCTCATCCATTCAAACGTCTGGTCTACCCACCGACGATAATAATCATTTACTTCTACTGGAAGAACAAGCAACTCATGATTGTTTTTATTTTCATAAATAAGAACTGCTTTAGGCTTCTTAAGAATTTTCATATAGATAAGTAACTGGACTAGGTGACCAGTTTTTGGTTTCATGTGAGCCTTACGGTACTCGAAACCTTCATTCATCATTGTTTTAATTTCACCAAGAAGTTCTTCTCCCTGCCAATTAACAATAACATCTCCATAGCCAAAGATTGGTGGATCGTCATGTGTTATTTTAAATTCTGAAGCAACAAGGAAGTCTGGAACATTACCCATTGCTTCTTGAATTCTTTCGTGAGACTTAGTTCCTGCAGTCATATTTGCTGCGCTGTATGGTGTTGCATCATCTTCAAACATCTGTCCATCAAAGGCAAGGTACCAATATCTTGGACACTCTCCGTGCCCATAGGCAATAGTTGAAGGCGCAAAAGTCTTCTTCTGAGTCTGCTTATCAATGCGATTAACAATATATCCAGACTGAATTTTTTCAGTCAGCCCAGCAGCATCTACTGGATGAACTGGTACTTTTTCTTGCTTTACCATTATTTGTTGTAATAAACTTTTTGTCATATTTTACTCGTTTCTATTAGTATAAGTATAGCATATTAGCGTGTAATATACTTTAGTGCAGATACCAAATTGTTCAACGACTCTGCTGCCGTGTAGTAAATATTCTTCTTTCCACGATCTGACTTATCAACATTGGCCATCCAGGTTGCCTTAAAAGCCATCTTTGCAGCAATTGCTTGAAGTCTTACTATCTCTACATGTGCAACATTGATTGGGATGTCTGGCTTTATAATTAGTTTAGCAATCATTGTAAGCGCTATGGTAAGTTCTTCATCTTGCATATAGTCTGCAATTTCTGCCAAACCATTTACCATATCTATTGTAGTTCCTTGTTGTTCCATTATTCCTCCACTAGATCTTCTAATATGCTCATCTCAATTATAGCAAGTCTTACCTTTGCGTTACCCTCGCCCATTACGACAACGATGGCTGGATCTTTTCCATTCTTCATCGCATCTGTAGTAGCCTTAGCCCATACCTCTTTGTTTAAGGTAAAAGACTTGCCAACTTCTTTAAAGTCTACGACAAAGTTTTTCCAAGAGGCATCTCCCTTTTGAGTATTCCTGCCAGAGTTCTTGTGCTGCTTTGCACCTATTCTCTTAGACTCACTCTTCTCTGTCATTGCCCTTCCATTTCTGCTTTCCAAATTTAACTGTACTTAAATGTTTGCTTGGGCACATCCAAGTCATTGTCTTTGTTTCTGCATAAAGCCTAAGAGATTTGACCTCTACTTTGCATTCGTGGCAAACAAACTTACCGTTATAAACAGTATAACTAGCCATTTAGTTTTGCCTTGATTGATTCTTGCAAGTCAAGATCCTCTCTTACTCTGTTAACAAATGCTTCCTTACCTTGTACTTTTGAGCCATCTGGAAGTATATACCAAGCACCTGTGCGCTCAACAATTCCATTTAGTTCTGCCGTAGTAACCAAGTCGCCAATGGTATCAAGACCAATATCGTCACCTCTAAAATAAAAATCGTACTCACCAGACTGGAACCCTGGAGAGGTTTTGGAGAACTGGAGTTCCCACTTAATAGTTCTACCAATTTTTTCTTCAATTAGTTTATCTCCTACCTTGATCTTGCCCTTAATCGCTTGATTGTCTGACTCTGAAGAAAAGAGTTTAACAATACATGAGGAATAAAACTTAGTAGCCTGACCACCAGAAGGCTGCTGGCTAGTATACATAGCATTGATATTGTTACGAGACTGAGAAATAAGAACAAGCAGAGTTGGCTTAACTTTATTGTTTGCATAGTTAAGCATTTTCCATGCGTTACTAAAGTCACGAGATTCTGCTCCAATCTGTTTTGTATTTTCTAATGCTTTCATTTCATCTGTATCTTTTTCAAAATATATTGCTGGAAGCATTGATGTAATAGAGTCTACCACAATTAGATCAACACCAGCATTCATAAGCCCAACACCAACATCTACCATATCACTGATAGTTCTTGCTTGTGAGTAAATTAGTTTTTCTGGATCTACCCCCAAAGTTCTAGCCCAGTCTTCTGAGTATGACATCTCTGAATCAATCCAAGCACACAACTTGCCTTCTGCCTGTGCTAGAGCAATCATCTGAAGGCACATAGAAGACTTTGCAGATGACTTTGATCCCCAAATAAGAACTTGTCTACCATAAGGTAGTCCACCTCCCAGAGCACGGTTTAAACCAAAACTAGGGGTAGGTTGATACTCGTAGTTAACTCCTACTCCGCTGCCTAATCTTTTCCTCAACTTAGGATCAAGTTGTGCTAACGCTTCTTCTATACTAACTGACATGTACATCCTCCAATGTTACTGTTCCGTCTTTTGTCTTTCCAAAATCAAACCTATAGGACTTTCCTTCTTCAATATGCATGTATGCTTTTGCAAAAGATGTAGGGAAAACTGTAATTGAGTGCAACTCTCTGCTTGTGTCTGCAAGTGTAAGAGATGCCATCTTCTTTCCAGTCTTTGTAATTCTTGGTTTAAATGAAACCACAAACATTTCGTCATCCTTGTATGGCAACTGCTTATAACTTAAAAACTTTACAAGTGCGTGTGATGATTCTTTTATCTCATCAGAAGGTATGAAAGACACGATCCTGTTATCATTACAAAGAACCAGATAAGAACGACCAGTCTCAATAGTCGTATTTTCATCATCAAATATGCCGACACTGCCAGTTTTGTCCAAAATTTCAACTCGTGACCATCCTGTTCCTCTTTTAATTGATTTTACCATACCCATAAAAATGTATGATCCTTTTTCTTCAAAGTCAACAATATCCTGAATGAAAGCATAGTAGTGAGAAGGTATCGTAATATTAAACTCTGGAAGGTTTAAGTACTCATACAGATTCTCTTTAATCTCCTGATCATTTCTAGGGTTATCGTTAAATGTTGCTGCGCCAATGACTCTTAGTGCTTGGAGTGCACGACTGTTTACTCCGTTTCCTTTGGTAAATGTAAACTCTTCAAGTTCTTTGTACGAACTAAATGGTCGTGCTGATATGTATCGTTCACCAATTTTGTCAGATATGAACTTGATAGCACTGAGTCCAAACCGAATGCCTTTACCCTCAATTTTAAAATCAATATCCGAATCGTTAATGTGAGGTAACTTAATGCTAATGCCCATTCTCTTTGCTTCAATAAGGTATTCAGTTCTCGCATCTTTATCCTTTTCATTCTTTAGCACTGAGTACATAAACTCAAGTGGGTAATAATATTTTAGCCATGCTGTCCAGTATGACAGTGTTGAGTATGCTACTGCGTGAGACTTATTGAATGAGTACCCTGCGTGAGCCTCAAAGTCATGCCACAGATCACGGGCAAGGTTGGGAGCAATAAACTTTGACGCACCCTCTACGAACTTTTCTTTAAACTGATCAAATTCTTTAGCATCTTTTTTCTTTCCAATGATCTTTCTAACTTTATCTGCTTCCGACATGGACATACCGCCAAGGTGTACGCATGCTTGCATAACTTGTTCCTGGTAAAGAATACAGCCATAAGTGTCCTCCGTGAATTGTTTTAGTACTTGATGTGTATAAGAAATGTTTTGACGACCATGCTTGCGATCAACATAGTCTTTTCCAATAGTATTCATAGCACCTGGACGAACAAGAGCGTTAGATGCTGCAAGTTCGTTAAGGTTTTTTACACCCATCTTAATAAGAAGGTTTGTGTATGGTGCTGCTTCACACTGGAAGACTCCTTTTGTGTATCCATCTGAAAGCATCTGATAAACATTTGCATCGTCCATCTTAATCTTAAGAAGGTCGATCTTCTTTCCATCTCTCTCTTTAATAATATCAATTGTGTTCTTAAGAACAGACAAAGTCTTAAGACCAAGTGCATCAATCTTAATCAAACCAATTCGTTCTGCTTCTTCCATGTCAACACCTACTACAGGAATTCTTTCATCTGATCCTGTGGATGATCTTGTTTCAAGTGGTGCATATCTAAAGATTGGTTCTTTACTTGTTACAACTCCTGCTGCGTGAATACCTGTACCACGAATTCGACCACGAAGTTGTTCTCCATATACTTCTACCTCTGGATACTTTTCACGAAATTCGTATGTTGATTTTGATGTGCAGAAATCATCCCATGTGTCTACAGTTTTTAAAACTTTGTTAACATCTGACAGAGGAATATTTAATACTCGTGAAACATCTCTAACAATTCCCTTACCTGTAAACTCAAGGAAGGTAGCAATAGATGCAACATGTCGATACTGTCTAACAAGATAATCTTTTACTTCTTCACGACGAGTATCTTGAATGTCTGTATCGATATCTGGAAAGTCATTACGCTCTGGATTAATAAAGCGGAAGAACAAAAGATTGTGCTCAATAGGATCAATGTCTGTAATCTTTAAAGCATAACAAACAAGAGAACCAGCCGATGAGCCACGGCCAGGACCAACCATGATCTCTTCTTTCTTAGCCCAGTTGATCATGTTACTTACAACAAGGAAGT